CGGCTCCGTGGCTACTTATTCCACGGCCTCTATCCCATCCCCGCCTTCTACTTTGCTGGCGTTTCGCGCAGTCGGAAATGGAAAAACCCTTTAGTGGAGACTTGGGCTTGACAGGCCAGCATCGGGCTCAGACCAACGATGACTACAAGCCCCCACTAAAGGGTTCTGGGTACTACGTCTGAGCCAAACGCCGGGGTGTCACTTCCGACGCATGAATTGTAACGGTTTCCAATACCATCCAAGTTAGATTAACCCCACACTTTGTAGGGAAATATAAAAATAATTAAAAAAGGGGTTGCAAACAGTTTACTAACCGTTCTATGATTCTCTTACGGTCACTTGATCGTACTAACCGGAGAGAATAAATGAACCACATCGCAAACGCAGTTGCACCAATCAAACAAGCTAGCATCGATGCAGCAGTTGAAGCAACCAAAGAAATGATTGCTCGGTTTACAGCAGAACTAGAAAAAGCAAATTGGGATTTAAACCTAGCATTTCCTCGCCCAAATGGTTTCGGATCGCGTTCTGCATATATGCAAAAAAAAGCCGCCCGCGATTTTGCGTTTTCTCTAGTTCGCACAGTTGATCCTAGCTACCGGCCCAACCAACCAGTTTTTGTTCGTGTTTGTGAAGAAAACATTGCTCGCGTACTTACCACCGCCGCCAAGGATGCCGCTGCTCAATATGAGGCATACGTTAACAAGCTGGTAGAAAAAGTTGGAGAATGTGATTCTGCTGAGATGGGCTACAACAACGGCGTATGGTTTGATTCTAATTTGGTTGTAGTAAAAGGCGATTCTAAAGAAGTATGGAATACAAAATGTATCATCAACCGTTCTGTTCACGGTAAAGTATTTAACCAGTTTCCAACCCGTAAACGTAAATAATAACCGGGGCTTCGGCCCCTTACCGGAGAGAATAAATGGGCAAATTTCAACAACACGCAGTATTTGAACGTAGAACCGCTTGGGTCGGTGGCGCGTTTGGCGAACAGTATGCTCGCAAAAAGTTTGGCGATGTAGTCGTTGACTCTTTGCCATTAAAAAAGCGCGGCAAGTATAAAGGCCGCATCAATGCCTCGATTGAGTGGATTAAAGTTACTCGTCCCGGCTGGGTTCCAAGCGGTTACAGTCTTGAGGAAAGCGCCCCGGCTTCCGGGTATGTTGAAACTAGAAGTGACCAAGTAGTAGCGGTTATTTTGTATAGCGACACTTCGTATAACGGTTTTGTAATTCACGACATGGAGGGCGATACATGGCACTTCGGTGATGAGTTACGTTATGCTAGTAAAAACAAATTACGGGCTGCATAATCAAGCCCTACTTTCGGAGAGAATAAATGACAACATCACAAACTTGGTCAATATATCGGGATGATCCTGTTGACCATGTCCTCAGAGTAACAACCCCCCAAGGCTATTACCACCAATGCGTTCATTGCAAGGGTCGCATCTTTACGTCCGACCATGACTGCCTTGAGCGTTTTATCACCGACCACCAAGACTGTGAGGCAACGAAATGACTGACGCAGAACACCACCAGCAAGAACTTGAGCAACAGGAACAAGAAGAAAGAATCACCATGTCTCACCTAGACCAGATTGCTTACAGATGTCTAGGTGTAGCCCAAGCAGTTCGTGACCTGAGTTTTATGCGTGACCCGGAGTCGTTTGAGAAGTCGAGAGCCCGATTGATTGAGCTGGCAAATGAGTTTGAAACCACAAGGAGAAAGTACGATGAGCAAAGTAGATCAAGTCGTTAAGCATTTGAAAACCCGTGAACACATTACATCGTGGCAAGCAATTCAGTTGTATCGCGCCACACGCCTTGCAGACATTATTTTTAATCTGCGCTCCAAAGGCATGGCGATCAACACGGTGATGTGCGTGAAAGGCAAGGAGCGTTACGCTCGTTACGTTTACATGGGGAAGAAATGACTAAAGAAGAATTTGGTGATTTAATAGCTGGTGCGTTGTTTGCACTCGTAGCAATAATGGCAATGTTTATCTAAGGAGAATAACTTGAATACAGGCATAGTAAATATTCGTGGTAAAGAGTACATGACCGTGGCCCTGCGGGTTCAGAAGTTCCGCGAGGCTCACCCGGATTGGGAGCTGTCTACAGAAATAATTAAGGCAGACGATACCGTGGTGATCATGCAAGCTCGGATCTACACAGATTTGGGCAAGTGCATCGCTACGGGCCACGCAGAGGAGTTCCGCGCTTCAAGCCAGATCAACTCAACATCCGCTTTAGAAAACGCAGAGACCAGCGCAATCGGTCGATGTTTGGCAGCTGCGGGCTGGGGTGGCATGGAGTTCGGTTCTGCGAATGAGGTTCAAAACGCTATCCACCAGCAAGCTAAGAAACGTGCGACCAAGACCAAAGAGGAACTGGTCAAGCTAATCAATGAGGCATCGAGCCCTGAGATCCTCTCAGTCTTTTGGAAAGCTCTGAGCCCAGAGGAGCGCGAGCTGGTCAGGACTGAGGCCGCGCACAAGGGCGCAGAACTCAAAGAGTCCAAAAGCGTTCTGAAAATAGGGGAGCCAAGAGATGCGTGAAGCAAACCTATGCCAACTTAATTACAAAAAAGATTTTGACTTGCTTTTTGAAGCAAATAGCGCAGACATCAATGCGTTGCAAGACGCTCAATTTACGCTTGAAGCAATCAAAAGCGCAGACCCCGGAACGTATGACGAAATAATCGATGCGTCATTGCAACTAATTAAAGTTGCATTAAGCAAATCTGTGTTTGACCCAATAGAAAGAATTGCCAACAGGATTGGAATTGAAATATGAGCCCTCAACAAATCTTTATGCTTAAGATGTTTGCAGATGGATGGGGGTTTCGATTGTTCAACAAAAAACCGGGTTCGTGGAATACATATTGGGCATTGCGCCGTAAGGGTTATTTGAAACTTGGGCCATGCAAACAAACACCAACCGGCCCAGTTGCGATTGACCGCCTAACCGCTAAAGGCAAACAAGCATTATTAAAGGAGGTTAAAGATGCGTGAAGCGAACCCATTCCAGCTCGATGGCAACTGGTGGAACGCCCGTCTGGGCAAGCTCACCGCCTCGCGTATGGCGGCGGCTATGAACTTCCTAAAGTCAGGTAAGGAGTCCACGGAGCGCGAGAACCTACGCTATGAGATTGTCGCTGAACGGATCACCAATACCTTTGCGGATAAGTACACGACTAGCGATATGCAATGGGGGGTGGAACAAGAAGCCGCTGCAAAGGAACGGTTTGAGTCTGTGACCGGCCTGATAGTCACGGATACTCCGTTCATAGACCATGCACGCATACCGTTCTGCGGCTGTTCACCTGACGGATTCGTGTCGGACGGGTCGCTCATAGAAGTTAAATGCCCCAAGACCAAGACCCACATGAAGTACATAGCCAACCAAGAAGTCCCTGCGGAATACAAACCGCAGATGACCCTTCAGGCGGCGGTCACGGGCAAGCCGGTCTGGTTCGTTTCCTACGACCCGCGTATGGGTGAGGGCAAGGACTTGTTCATTAAGAAGTTCAAACCCACTTCGGAGGAAATCAAGGTGGTTGAGGACGCAGCAGAGCAGTTCTTGGCTGAGTGTGAGGCGCTGTTTGATTTCTACAACAACAAAGCAGTCTATTTTGATAAGGATTAAAAATGTTACTAATTGGATTAGCTCGTATCGGTAAAGACCCAGCAATTCGCTACACCGGTGATGGAAAACCTGTGATGGATCTATCGCTGGCTATGGACTATGGGAAGAAAGGTGCGGACGGCAAGCGGCCTACGCAATGGATCTCAGCGACCATGTGGGGTGACCGCGTGGAGAAGCTCCAATCTCACCTAGTCAAGGGCCAGAGCCTCTTTGTGACTTTATCCGAACCTCACTTGGAGGAATACAAGCGCAAGGACGGGACTACCGGAACGTCCCTGCGGGCCAGATTAAATGAGCTGGAGTTTGCTGGAGCCCCGCGAGACAAGGTGCGCGAGGAACCCAAAGTTGAAGATTTAGATGACGATATTCCTTTCTAGGAGGACTTATGGAAGATATTTCAGCAATCATCATCAAGCTCGACCTAAACCTGTCGGAACTAAAGCGTCTGATTAGAACCCCGGCGTTTGCCGATAACGAAAGGATTACGCAGATCATTTTGGATATGCGTTGGCAGTTATCGCAAGCCTTGACCTCAATTGGCAAAAATGCCGACTAGGGTCAAGTGCTGGGCTCTGAAAGACTCAAGGGGCCGCTACGTTCAGATAGAACATGGTGCAATGCCGCAAGAAGCCTTTAAGAACTTGACATTTAGAACTCAACGGGCGGCTAATGAGTGGCTGGCTAGGAACTTGTACTGGTACTACAAGGCCAAAC